ACGATATCCCACAGCGCCAGCGCCTCGGCTTCCGACAGGCCCGGTGCTGAGAAGCCGAACCACCGGGCGACGATCAGCCCGACGAAGGTCAGCATGGTGATGGGCCGCCAGTTGGCAGCCAGCCAGTGTGCGGATGCCGCCTCCGTCTTGACGATGCCGGCGGCGGCCTGCTCGATCTCGCCGGCACGCGCCATCAGTTGGCGGTTCAGTTCGGCCTCGGCCTTGGCTGCGGCTTCCGGGTCCGGGAACAGGCGGCGGATCACGTCGCCCAGGATCGGAGCGAGCGCGGGGAGAAGGGCGGCGATCATGGGTAGCTCCAGATCATGGGCCGCGGGTGATCCGGGGCCGCGAGGTCGTCGAGGTGAATGAACCGGCTCGCATGCGGGCCGTGCTGCTTGATGCCGATGCCGGTCATCCCGTAGGCGAGCGCGAGTTCCACGAAGCTGAGCGCGTCGCCGCCGGAGATGGCGATGTCAGCGGCTCGCCCGGTCGTGTGGGGGCCGTTGTAGCCCGTGCTGGAGACGACGCGGTTGTGCTCCGGCGCGCGGTATCCACTGGTCACCACCAGCGGGCGGCCGAGCATGGTCCGCAGGCGTTGCAACTTGTCCATGAACGCGGGCACCACCAGCAGCCGGCCGGTGCCCTTGCATGCGAACTCGGCCGGCGTGAAGTTCGGCCAGCGCCATTCGGCGAGCGCGTCGTCGTCGATCAGGTAGTCGGGGCGGCGCTCTATTGCCATGTCACGGACTCCTTACCACCGCCCTGGCTTCCCCCGGCAGTGCGCCCGTACCGCCGTCCCGTCGCCGCGCACATGCGCCGAGACGAATACCGGCCGCTCCGCAGAACACACCACGTCCGCCACGAACGAAGGCACCGGCACACGCCCCGGCAGCATCCACTAGGCGCCGAAGTACGAAGCCACCAGCACCGCCGCCGCCACGACGGCCCCCGTTCCGATCCGCACCACGCACCGCGTTGTCACAGCGACCCGACCTTCTGCACCAAATACCAGATCACGCCGAACATCCCCGCAATCAGCGCCCCGCCGCCGCCGATGATCCAGTCCTTGGAGATGAAGTTGCCAGATCGCTCCTGATTGGACTGTACGCGCTTCCCGATATCCTTGATTTCGCCCGCCAGCCCGCAGACGTTCCGCTCAATGCGCTCCATCGTCGCAATGGCCGCCTTCCATCGTTCCTCGCAACGGTCCTCATGCCGCTCGACATGGTGCTTGGCATCGCTGGCCTGCTGCTTCGCTTCCTGCGCCACGCGGATCGCATCGTCGGCACGCGCTATCGCCTCGCGGTTGTCGCTGCTGCGCTCGGGACCGCTGTAGGCAACCGAACTCACGACGGGAATCCCGGAATCGCAACCGTGTCGCTGCCGAGGCCAACCTTCTCGACACACGCCTGCCCGTAGGCATCGCGCTCCAGCAGCGAAAACGATCCCGCCTTCGCGTTCGTCCACAACTCGACCATGTTCCCCGCGCTTGTCAGGCCGCGGTACTGGACGCTCTCGCCGAACTCCTTGGCGAGCGTGCTCGACAGCACGTCATAGGGCTTGCAGACAAGCGTGAACGGAACCTGCGCCGTCGCCGGAGACGCAAGCAAGATGCCTGCAAGGGTAACAGCAAGGCGCATCGGTCGCCTCCCGTTCGGCTTGGTCACTCCGGGGCGAGAAGTTCGGCCGTCCGTTCTGCGCCGTACAGCGCCTCGAACAGACCGACCGTCGTCGGGTTCTCCGGGTTGACCTCGGTCGCCGCGTTCCACCGTTCACGCACCCGAGGGTTCGCGTCGAAGAACGCCAGCGCCGCCGACAACTCCGCATCCGTCATGCGGTCCACGATGGTCAACTTGTTGACCGGACGCGGCGGCGCCACGTAGTCGATGCCGTCGAGCGCGAACCCGAACTGCCCGGCCATCGTCCCGGCAATCGACGCCACGTCCTCGGCGGTAAAGGCAGCCGGCGCGCGCCCCGTGGACGGCGGGATGTGCAGGAACGACAGATCCGGGTCGGAGAACACGAACCGCGCCGCAGCGCCCTCGACAACGACGTTGGTAAGGCGTGCCATCGGTCAGCTCCGGAATGCCGAAATGAAGGCCATCGCGATCTCATAGCCGCCGTCCGTGGCGCCCATCGCGACCTGAAAGTTCGATCCGCTGATGCCGTAGGTCCGGGCGGCCGCGCCGGAGCCGCCGTCAACCGCTGACACGGCCGAAGGCCCCATCGGACCGGCGCCGAACAGCACCAGGTCGGCGAAGAACTTGGAGCCGGCGCCAATCTGATCCCGGCCGCACACCACGGCGACGACGCCGCGCCCCGGAACGACACCGATGGTCGTCGCGCTCGTATTCGACGTGTTGACGCCGCCGTCACCGACGCGCCCGCCGAACTGCATCAACAGGTTGTTGTAGATGTTGCCGACCGACGCGCCCGCGCGCGTTCGCACAGCCCCGTCCGACGTCAGCGCCGGCGCCGCCGCCTCGATGTCCGTGCCCGAGCCGTAAAGAACCTGCGTGTCGCCCTGGTTGACCAGAACGCCCGTCTGACCGGACACCTTGCACGTCAGCGTGTAGGAGCCGGACGTGGCGTTCCGCACCATCCACAGCTTCTGCGTCGTCGGGAAGATGACCGAGATGTTGCCGGTCAGCGCCCCGGTGAAGGTCAGGAAGTTGTGAAGCGATTGCTCCGTGGTGAGTGTCACGTCGGACGAGCCGGCGACGCTTACACCCTCGTTCGCAGTCAGCGTCTGGAAGTTCGCCGCGTCCGTCGCCGCCGTCGGGTCCGCGACTTCCAGCAGCCGGTTGTTGCCGAACGGGATGTTCGCCGTCACCGTGGTCTGGCCGTCCTTCGTGATGGCCGTGGACAGGCCGGTGGCGAAGCCGTTGGCGTCGTCGTTCATCCGGTCCGCGGTGATCGGGATGCCGTTCGCGGCGTCCGTCACCCAGTTGAACGTTCGGGTGAAAGTACCACTACCGTTATAAGGCACAGCTTTTCCCTTTCACAACTTATAGGACGTGTGACGGCGGAAAGCAACAGCGTTTCCGTTCCGTTGCCTTGTGGCGACGGAGGGCGGGCCCCATCATCAAAGGATGGACGGACTCGTTCTCTTCGCCGTGTTGGCTGTCGGGCTTATCGCAGCGGTGTGGCTGCTCGCGTTGGCGGTGGCCGGACGTCTTCCACCACGTCGCGGGCATACCGGTTACGCTCCCTAACGATGTCGTCGATGAGCGCTCGCTTCAGGCGCCCGATATCGTTCCAGTTGCCGGCTCGCGAGAGGTTGCCGGTGTTACTGATTGCGCCCCTGCTGATGCGACGCTGCCGTGCGAGGGCCTGAACCTCGGCCAGCGTGCGCGCCTGGTATATCTGCCGGATTTCGGCCGCCATCGCCTGCATCTCCTGCTCGGCTCGGGCGAGTTGGCCATAGGCAAGGTTGGCCTTCCGACCTTCCCGTTCCGTCGCCATCTCCGGGCGGAATGTGCGGTCAAGGTAGGTGATGGTGCGCCGCGCCTGCGTCGCCTCGGCCAGCATGTCGTACAGTTCGGTCGTGAACCTCGTCGTCCTCGCCGGGTCGGCACTGTAGAACCGGCGCAGCACGGGATACTGGTCAAGCCGGAGGTCGGGCTTGGCGTCGGACGTCACGGCATCCGCAAGGCTCAGGCCATACATCGCCCAGGTGCCGAAGTAGCCCCGCAGGAGGGATTCGACCTGTGCCGGACTGATCTGGTTCAGCCCCGGCACGTTCCTGACGGCCTCGCCGGCCTGCCGGAGCGTTGTCGATCCGTAGGGTGAGGACCGTGCCCACGGCTCGATCTGCTGCATGCTCTGCGTCTCGATGGGCCGGTCGAGGAAGCGGTTGCGGTTGATGGCGATTTCGTACAGTGGCGCCACCGCCTGCGGGACGTACTCGTAGCCCAGCGTGCGGCCCACGGTGCCGATGATCTTCGGCACCTGCTCTGCCGGCGCGCCGTCGAGGATGCCCTGTAGCGTGCGCTCGGCGATGGAAGCGACGGCGCCGATCTCCCACAGCTTCGGGTAGCGGAGATGGACGAACATCCCTTCCGCTTCCTCGCCATTCGCAGGCTCCCGGCCGTTCCTCGCCACGAACTCGAAATACCGCGCCGTCGGTGCAAACAGGTGCCAGTGCGTGTCGCGGTCCCAATCCTCAAGCTGCTCGTACAGTGGATTGCCGCGGTTGATGCCGTAGAGCCCCATCGACATCAGCGCCAGAAGGCCGGCCTTGGCAGCGACGGTCGCGCGGTTGGAATCCTGCGTCACGCCCCGATAGAGCCGGTCCAGACCGTTCACGGCGGCCTTCAGGAACAGCACCGTGTCGTACATGAAGCCCATGACCTGGCTGTCGCCGCGCATGGCGAAGTCGGTGCTGATCTCGCGGGCCTCGTAGGCTGCATGGCGCGGGTTCTGGCCTCGCTCCACGGCTCGCCGGTACTCCCCCAGCCGGGTCGACATCTCGAAGGCATCGGCAACCCGTTCGACGCCCGCCAGCAGCTTCACCGGGGTATCGAGAACGGTGCGGTAGTCGATGCCCTTGCGGCCGTAGTAGCGCTCCAGGTTCAGCCGGAACGCCCGCTCGTCCATCAGGTGCGACGAGAACCCGCCGCCGTTGGCGATGAACTCCTTGTAGCTGGGATCTGTGAGCAGCCGGGACGTGAAGCCGCGCCCGGAGTCGACGAACGGCCGGAAGCCGTTGCGCGACAGGATCGACGCCAGCACGGTATCGCGCGCTAGGTTCGCTGCCATGAAGTCGGCCGTCAGGGTGATGCCCGCCTGTCCGAGCCGGCGCGGCACCGCGAGCCAGCGGACCACGGCATGCGCCATCGGCCGGTCCAGTGATGTGAGCGCGCGGAACATCAGCGGGTCGGCGACCTCGAAGTAGCGTGGCCGGCCACCGTCGAGCACGGCGACGACGTTGCGTCCGCCCGGCGCCTGATTGGGCTGGATGGCCTGAAGGAACGCCGGCAGCCGGCTGAACACCTCATCCAGTGCGTCGCCGAACAGTTCTGCTTCCGCATTCTGTCGCGCCGCAATGTCGTTCGGCCCCTCGTTGCCGAGACGCTGGGCCGCCTCCGCATCCTTCGCCTGCGCCCGGCCGAAGGCGATTTCGGCAGCCTGCTTCACGCTGTCGGTCAGCACCCTGACGCGGCGATCCTCCTTCGGAATCTCCGCCATGAACCGGGCGCCGCCTTCACCCTTCGCCAGCCGCGCGACCTTCAGTCGGGCCTCGTTGGTCAGCGCCACGTCGAGCAGCATCGCCGCGTTGCGGATCACGTTCTCGCCCGGACTGCCGAGGTTGGCGGTGCCGCCGTGCAGTTCCTTGATGCCTCGCCAATCGCCCTGCGCGCCCTTCGATCCGGTCGACGCGCCGGCCTCGCCGACACGGTAGAACGGCAGGTATTGCGTGCGCTTCCACCGCGTCCGCACCTCGGGGTCGATGATCCCCTTCGCCTCGGCGAAGTCGAGGACGGCCCGGTTCCAGCGCTGGTACCCCTCGAACGCCTCCTTGAAGGCCGGCGTCTCCAGGCCGGTCATGGCGTCGATCTCGGCCTTGGTGAACAGCCGTTCCCGGCCCTGCGACAGCAGTTCCCTCGCGGACCGGCCGACGGCGTACAGCCAGAAGCGGTCGAGGTCGTCGGCGACGGGTTCGAGGATCTGCTTCAGTCCCTTGCCCTCGAAGCCGTGAGAGCCGTCCGGGCGGATCACCGGCGCGCCGATGGTCAGAGCACCCTCGATGAAGGATGCCTTGGCGCGGGTGAGCCGTGCCGTTTCGTAGGCGCCGACGGGAGCGATGCCGCCGGTCAGTTCCCGCTCCATTCGCTCGATGCCGTGCAGGTCGTCGAGGATGGACTGGCGGAACCGGGACCACAGGCTGGAATCGATCTGGTCGATGGTCTGCGTCAGGCCGATCTTGGACCGGGCGCGCAACAGCGCATCCTGCTCGAACCATGCGTTCGCCCCGTCACGGAAGCGCAAAAGCGGTTCCCGGTACGGGTTGGTCTGGATGAAGTTCGCCCACCAGTCGGAGAACTTCGGCGCCCGCGCGATGGCCTGCTCCGGCTGCGTCGCCCACAGGCGGACGAACTCGGCGAAGCCCTCATACAGCTTGGTGCTGTCGTAGCTGACGCCTGCCAGTTCCTTGCGGATCGGCTCGTTCGCCTTGGTCGCCGGGTTCCACTGCTTCTTGATTTCCGGGAAACGCTTGTCCAACAGGTGCGCGGCCTCGTGGATCGCCACTTCCAGATCGTTCGCGTTCTTCAGCCGGATTTCCTCGGCACGGATGCGGAAGAACCCGAGCATCTTGGACCGCTTGTTGATGCGGCCCTGGTAGAACGGCAGCCCCAGCGCATCGGCGAGCGGCTTCAGGATGTCCTCGCGACGGATCGGCGTGTCGATGTCGCGCGAGCCTGTCGCCGGCGTCTCCCGCCGCATGCCGACGTAGTTGTTCCCCGGTCCCGCCGCCCGCATGTCGGCATTCATCTGGTCGACGCTCATCGTCTTCGGCGCCGTCGTGCCGGGCGAGCGCGCCGCCCGCATGTCGGCGGCATCTTCCATCGGCGGCAGCAGGCCACCCTTCTGGCGCTGGGCCGTCAGGTCGAGGATGTCTCGGACCGAGGTCGCCGGCGCGTCGCCGAGCAGGGAAGGCCCTGCCTTCACCCGGCCGGCCTGATCCGCATAGAAGCGCAGCGCCTCGGCGATCCGCTGCCTTGAAACCGGCTTGCGGAACGCGTCGTCGGCGAACATCAGCTTCAGGAAGCCCGTCGCCTCCGGAGACAGCGCCGAGCCGAACAACTCGTCCTGGCGCGCGAGGTCGCCGACCTTCTGGTTCTCCGAACGCGCCTTCCGGACCAGCCGCACCGCATAGAGCAGATGGCGTGTAGGGTCGAGGTCCACCGGCATGCTGCCGGTCCGGGCCTGCTGCCGCATCCGCGCCCAATCAGCCGCCACGTCGGTGAGGGCGTTGCCGATCGCCGCGATGTTGTTGTCCCGGCTCTCCCGCAGCGTCGCCAGCAAGCCGCCGTCCTCGTAGGCGCGATGGAACAGCGCGTTCTCCAGCCGGCGGACGCCGTCCTGGCTCAGTTCGCCCCGCTCGCCGACCAGCCGGGCGCGGTCGTTCTCCGGCAGGCTGTCGAGGAACCGGCGCACGAACTCCCTGTTGCCGGCATTGGCGATGTCGCCGCCCCGGTACAGGTCGATAAGCCAGTCGGGCATCGAGCGGGCATCGCTGGCCGCCAGTTCCGACGCGCCCATGTCCAGCGTGGTCCGCTCGTTCGCCTCCCGGACGAACGCCTCCCGGTCCTGCGGCGTCAGTTCGGACGTGCGACGGCGCACCAGCACGGGCGCCTTCAGGCCGGCCGTGTCGTAGCCCTGCGACGCCAGCCAGTCCCGATATCGGGCCGCCGTCTCCGGGCTGTCCCGGTACACCTTGCGCAGCGCCAGCACGCGGCCGTTGCCGGACTCGACGACGCCATCCGGGCCGATGATGGGAGCACCCTCGGAAGCGGACGGCGAGCGGCCCAGCAGTTCCGGCGTCAGGTTCGACGCGATGCGGTTGACCTGTTCCTGGCTGGCAGCCCGCGTCCGCTCACGCGGCTGCAATGCCGTCGGGAAGCCCGGCGTGGGTCGGAAGTCCAGATCGTGGCTCGTCACCAGCCGGTCGGCATCCACCAGTTCGTAGGCAACGCCGACCCGCCGGCCGCGAGGCGTCACCACCTCGGATGCCCCGTCCTGACTCACAGGTGCCCGCTGGGGCGCCTCGGGCGGTTTGCCGCTATCGACCAACGGGGAAGCCGGCGAAGCCGTCTGCGGGCTTCCTGCGGGCGCGGAAGCGGCAGGTGCGGTATCCGCAGGCGGTGCCGGGGGCCTGTCCGGTTCCACGACACGCGGCGGCAGCACCGCCGGCGGCTCGGCGAAGTAGGGTTCCTGGCGCGTCTGCCGTGGCTCGGGGCTGACCGATTTCAGGAAGTCCTGTGCGGCGACCCGCGCCGATGTCCTTCCGCCGGGCAACGCGCCGCCCATCGCCGCCATGGTGGCAGCGCCGGCCACGATTTCCTTCGGACCGCCACCGTCTGCCGCCGCTTGCGCGCCGCCGACGGCGCCCATTCCCAGCGCCCGCGGCAGCCTCGCCAGCGGCGCCGTGCCCTTCAGCGCACCGCCGAGCAGTCCGCCGATGACGGCACCCTTGGCGGTTTCCTGCGGCCCCTCGTGTGCCCGCGCCAGCGCCTCGATACCGGCCATGCCGGGGACGGTTCCGACCGCACGGCCACCCAGCAGGTACTCGGTTATCGCCACCGGCGCGGCGCCGAGGCCCTGGTAGACCATGCCCCCCAGATCGGAAGACACGTCCGTTGGCTTTGGTGCCACGTCCTTTGCCGCCTGCCGCAGCCATGCCTCGACCTGCTCGGCGTAGCTGTCGCCCGCGTCGGCCGGTCCTTCATAGCCGGACAGTTCCGCCAGCTTCTGGCTGACACGGTTCACCAGCATCGCCGCGTTGGCGCCGGTCGTGTACATGCGCGAGGCGCCGGCGCGATAGCCCGCCAGCAGGTCGCCCAGCGGCTTCTCGAATCCTTGACCCCACAACTCCTGCGCGGTCCCGACAATGGTAGACGCCATGCCGTCATCATCCACCTGCCCCGTTGCCGGAGCCGCCGCATCCGGCAACGGGGCAGGTGGTGCCGGGGCAGGTGCCGCCTGAGAGCGCACCGGCGCCATGAACTCGGCCGGCCGGAGCGCCCGTGGCGCAGCCTTCGGCGTCAGGAACTCGCCGGGTGCGATGGTCTTCGCTGCGGCGGCCATTTACTCAGCCTCGACGAAGTTCTCGCCGTCCCAGCGGTACATCCTGCCATCGGAAGGCCGCATGTAGAGGCGGTTGACCTCCAGGCTGCCGACGTCGAGCGTGCCGTCCTGCGCCACCGGCGTAGCGCCGGCACGCATCCGCTCCAGCGCCTCCGGCGACGGGCCGCGCATGCGACCGGCGAGGTTCCGCTCGAACCAGTTGGGCGTCTCCGGCTGCGGCGCCGCCTCAACCGTCTGCGCGGACTCGGGAGCCTGCCCCGGACGGCCAGTGTCGAGCATGCCCAGGAACGCCTCGAAATCCGGATCGTCGCCGACCATCCGCTGGGTGGCGATGCGGTAGTCGCGCTCGATGAACGGATCATACTGCGTGTTCTGCCGGCCCGTGTTCGTCGCCTTCTGGGATCGGTCACGGATCTCGTCGCGCGGAACGGCTCCCGGATCGAGCGTCGACGCGAGGTTGCGAAGCCGCTCCCGCGCCGCCCGGATCTCGATGTTCGCCGCCTGCTGCGCGGCGCTGACCCCTCTGGAACTGCTCGGTGAGTCTCCGAGCTTCACGCCCCGCGAGCCATCCGGGTTCAGCACGTACACGCCATCGCCGAGCTCGACGGTCTGCACGTTCCGGGGCGCCGGGGCCTCCGAGCCGCCGACAGGATCCCACGACTGCGTGAGCGGGTTCCAGGTGGCCTTGTATTTTCTGCCCCGCTGGTCATAGAAGGATTCCGTCGCGGGCGCCTTGCCGGCCTGCTTCGCCCGCTCCAGCGCCAGCGCCCTCTCCTGCTCCTGCTGGCTCTGAAGCGCCTGGAACTGCATCTGCGTACCGAGCGGCGCGGTCATGTCGTTGCCCATCAGGGCCGCGATCATCGCCCTCTGGCCGCCCGTGCCTTCCGCGACTTCGCCCGGCTCCAGATACCGACGCCCGCCGCCGCCGCCCATCGTGTCGTCACGCTCCATCGCGTTCATGGATGGCATGGCCGACGTGTCCGGGTTCCGCCACGGCTCGCCGGCCTGTAGCGCCTGCGCCAGTGCGGTGCTGTACTCCTTCTGGCGGTCACGGTCGCGCCGCTGCTCCCGGTCGCGCATGAAGCCGCCAACGCCGCCCTGAACCACGCGCGCCAACGCCGCCAGCGGCGACGCCACGGGCGCGGTCGATCCGCCCTGCGCCATCAGCGCCTCGGCCATCCGCATGTTGGACTCGTAGTCCGGGCTGCGCTGGTAGAACATCGGGGGCTGGGCCATCAGGACATCGCCTCCACCTTGTCGGCAAGCGCCTTGGTCGCCGTCAGCAGCATGCCGAACGCATCCACGGTCGGGATCGACTTGCCGTCGCCCTTTCCGGTGATGCGCTGGAAGTCCTGCGCCATCGGGCCGATGTGACGGCCGCCGGGCTGGCCCATCGCCTGCGCCTCAGGCTTGTACGACCACTCGCTGGTCGGCATCATCCGCACCATGTCCAGCACGGCATCGGCGTCGACGACCTCGATGTCCTGCTTCATGTCGCGGTCGGAGAAGATGAACGGAATTGCCGCAGCGGCAATCGAACCGGCCGTTCCGGCAAGCGCGCCCGTGGTGGCGTTGCGGCTCGCCTGTTGCTGGTTGAAGGCGTTCATCTGCGCGTTGAACTGGTTGTTGGTCGCCCCGGTGATGTCAGCCGGCGCAACCTGATAGTTCGGCGTGCCGGGAAACTGCTGCATCCCGAGGCCCGGCGCGAAGCGCGCGTAGGCAGAAAGCTCCTGCAACGGCACCTGCCTGCCCAGAAGCGCCTCCTGAATGGCAGCTGCCCGCGCACGGTTGGCAAACTCAGCCTGCGACGTCACCTCGTTGCCGACCTGCTGGCGCCCCTGTAGCGACATGCCGAACGCACGCGCCAGTTCGTCGCCGCCAAGCTGGATCGCCCGCGTGCGCGCGTCCGCATACGCCTGGTTCTGCCGCTCGCCGAACTGCCGCTGTGCATCCGCGTAGGCTTCCGAGCCGAGCCGCAGACCTTGGTTCACCAGTCGCGTGTTCAGCCGCTCGTCATCTCGGTTGAACTGGTCGCGCAGCATCTCCGCCTGCCGGCCGTAGATGGCATCCTCGATGCGGCGACGTTCCGGCGCGAACTGCTGCGCCGTCATGACGGACGGCAGCCCCGACAGGTCAAGCGACGTGACCGCGCCCGGAGCCGACGAGAAATCCAGCGGCCTGATCTGGTCGACGCCAGTCAGCGCGCGGTTCAGAACCGTGTTGCCGAGCGCGTAGCCCGAAGCGATCCGCTCCAGTTCCGGCTGCGACGGCGCCTGAACCTGCGAATACTGGCCCGACGGCGACACGAAGAACTGGTTGCTGCCAAACGGCGTGAACGTCGGCGTCGAGTTGACGAACTGCGACGCAAGGATGGCGTCGATGTTCGCTCGCGACTGCGCCTGTGCCAGTTCCTGCGGATCAGGCGCCGACGGCGCGGACCCCGACCCCTTGCCCATCAGCAAACTCCTCCAGTTTCCACATCTCGAAAGCCTTTTCGCGCAGCATCCCATACGTTATGGAATCCCGCCGCCCGTCCCATGCCTTGGGGTGGACGCCTTCAACCTTGAACCCAATCTTCTCGTCGAACCGCCGTGCGCGCTTGTTGTCCCGCGCCGTGATGGTGGTCAATCGCCGGCAACGGTGCTTGACGAACGGGTACCAGAGCATCCAGCGGATCGCGTCGCGCGTCGCCCACATCGGGCTTTCCGAAGCCCCCGACAGGTGCATGTCGCCGGACTTGGCGTTGTGCCCGTGGTAGGCCGCCACCGCCAGCGGACGCTGCCGCAGATCATTCGCCCGCACGAAGGCAATCGAGTAGCACGGCCAGAACGGCACCGATCCGTCGTAGTCGGGCATCCGCTGCGCCGCCCACCGGGACAGGAACTCGTTGTAACCGTCGTCCACGGAGCGCGGGAATACCGGGACGATCTGGTGCGCCATCAGCAGCCCCACCGCTTCCGGGCCGCCTTCCCGCGCTCGCCAGTCCAAGAAGCCGACCGGGCACCATATTTGTTATGACGGCACCGTTCGTTCATGGTATGGTCCATCCATGAGAAAGCGCAGCAAAACCCAACGCATCTGCCCGTCGTGCGGGCGCATCGAAATGGTGCGAACCGACCAACTGAATAACGCGTGCGCGCCGTGCGGCAGAATTCGGAGCGGCGAATACATCGGACGGTTCGCCAAAGAAAACCCGGACATCGGCGCAAGAGCCGGGCGAAAGCACGGAATGCACTCGCACCGACTCTACCGCATCCACCAAAGCATGATGGCGAGGTGCGGCCATCGTTCGTACAGGCACCGCTTCGCAGATCGGTACGAAGACCGAGGAATCCGCGTCTGCGATGAATGGCATGATAAGGAAGCGTTCTTCCTCTGGTCGTTCGCAAACGGCTATGCCGACAATCTGGAGATAGACCGGGTTGACCCCGATAAAGGCTATTCTCCGGAGAACTGTCGCTGGGTGACACACAAGGAAAACCAGAACAATCGAACGTGCTCCCGATCAAGGCGGTGGTCGAAGCACGGGCCGAATTGCATAGAATGCGGAACGTCTAGTCGCCGGCATGTCGCGCACGGCCTGTGCAGCCCATGCTATCAGCGCGCCAGATCAACATCCCCATCGCCGCATTGACGCCTTCGCACGGGTAGCCGGGCCGTCCGCCTTCTTCACGACGCCGGCCATTCGGGCGCAGAACGACTTGTGCCTCGGGTTGTCCTTGTCCTTCGTAGGCGCTTGCAGGTTGCTCCCCGTCTCGCGGTTGTACTTCTCGCGGCCCTTGGCGGTCAGGCCGGCGCCCCGCGACACCGGCAACTTTTCGCCACGGCCGACCGACAGGTTCGGGCCGTCCTTCTTGCCCATCAGCGTGTCGGCCATCCGACGAGTGCGTGCGGCGTCCGACATCACAGGAACCCTCCCGGCTCGAACAGGTAGTCCGTCTTCAGGTACTGGACCTGCTGGGCATCCACCGAACACCGGATGCGCGCGGACGCCACCGTGCCGATCCCGACAACCGAAGTCGGCAGCATCACCGGGACCGGAGGGCCGGCCCAGTACGACACGTTCCACAGCGCGACGTCCCACACCGGCCCGCTTGCGGTCCCCGGCGTCGGGTTCGTCCCCGGCGCGCTGATCGCGTAGTCCACATTGAACTGAAGCGTGATGCCCAGCGAGCCGTCCGACCGGAACAAAGGCCGCAGCATCGTGTACCGCTTCATCGTCCCCGGCAGACCAGCGTCCGTGAAGGCTTGCAGGCAGTCCGCGTTGACCGGATCGCCGTCGTCGGACTCGCCGCTGTCAGCCTTGTAGACAAAGCCGTTCTGGCCGCCGAAATACAGGTCGTCGTTGAACACTTCCCAGCAGACCGCGTTCATGCCGGTGAACCGGCACCACGCGCCCGTCAGCACGTTCACCACATGCTGTTCGGCCTGCTCGCCCTCGACCGTCGGCACGTTGAACAGGCCCCAATTGCTCTTCGGGTAGCTGATCGCCTGCCAGCCGAAGTTGCCGCCGTAACTCAGCGCGGCCTCGCTCACCGCGTCCCTGATCTTGTCCGAAATCGCCTGTGCTTCCGCCTGCGACGGGTCCAGCCTCAGGACCTGTGACAACGGCAGATAGCCCTGATCCGTCACCACGATGAGGTCGGCGCCGAACTTCTCCATGCAACGGTAGCCAAGCGGGCGCCCGATGCGAAACACGCCGACGAGCGCGAACGTGTCAGCCGAAGCCGGGTCGGTGCCTTGGTAGACGGCAACCTCGCCGTTCGACGTGATGAACACCTGTAGGTCGTCCATGCCGTCGCCGCCGTCGCGGCTCCACGAACCGCCGGCAATGAGTTCGCCGCCAAGCTGGAATACTGCCCCGAGCGGGAACTTGACCGCCGTGCCGGCAATGGCGCCCGCGCTCAGATACCACGCATCGAGCGTGTCCTTCTCCACGAACCAGATGCGGCCCTTGTGGACCCATATGTTGATGAGGTTCGCCGTGGTCAGGCCGGATGCGCTGATGGTAGAGGCTGACCAGTTGGTGCCATCATACTGCCGGGGCGTGTCTGCGCCGTTCACAGCCAGCAGGAACGAGCCGCCGGACGTGGTGAAGTTGACGTGTTGCCACCGGCCGTTCGTCATCGACGCCACCACCGACGATGCCGTGCCGCCGGGCGTGATGTCGTAGATGTTGGTCGCGCTCGCCGCGAACAGTTTGCCACCAGCCGGCGACGAGTAGGCCATCAGCGCAAAGACGGACCCAACGCCGACGCCATCGGCAAACTCGGTGTTGCCGTTGCGGACCTGAAGGTAGCCGGTGGACGGAAACCAGTTGTCGAGGATGACGGCATCCAGCGGCGGCATGGCGGCGATGTTGTCGCGCGCGTTCCATCCGTCGGTCGGGGCCGGGAGGCTGTACTGTCGGGCCGTCCTGCCACGGCTCGGGCGACGCGCCATCAGAACAGGCGCAGGAGATCAGCCGTAGGCATCGGGATTGCCGCCCGAGAAGCTGCCCGAGGGACCGCCCCCGAACGCCGAGTTGCCACCCTCGCCGCCGAACGAAGCCGCCCACATCTGCTGCGGCGACAACTGCTGCTGACGCGGCTGCTGGCGCATCAGTTCCGCCGCGATCAGGCTTTGGATGTCCGCTCGCGACGGCTGCATCTGGCCCGTCTGGAACGGCGTCGCCACGTTCAGCACGTTCTGCATGCCGGCCGGCGCCCGCGCGCCGCCCAGCAGCGCCTCGGCATAGCGCCGGGACATCGCCATCGGCGACTCGTTGGCCGGCGGCATCGTCAGCGCCATCGGCGCCATGCCCATCATGCCCTGCGTGCCCTGCTGGGGCATTGTAGCAGCCTGCGGGGCCATGCCCGGCGACTGCATGCGCCCCGGCCCCAGGATGGCGTCAGATGCGCCCTGTAGCGACCCGTAGCCGAGGAAGTTGTTCCCCGTGGACGGGCCGTCACCACGCAGCCGCTCCATCTCCAGATACGCCTGCATCATCGGGTCGACGCCAGCGCCTCCGGGCATCATGTTCATCGGCATCGGCTATGCTCCATATCCGGTTTCCGGCAGGTTCTGAGGCCCGAGCAGGCGCCACGAACGGTTGCCGGCAAGGCTCAGGTTCGGAGCCGGGCGGGCCTGCGCCAGAAGCCGCGAACGGCGGCGCTCGTAGTCGTTGCGGAGGTCGCCGTAATTCAGTCCCTTCTGACGCAGGAACCGCCAGACTATGCCGTCCTTCATCAGATCTTCGTCGAGGATACCGACATCGGTATCCGCCGCCCACGCCGCCTGCGTCGTGCCGCCAGAGGACGCGCACCAGTGCGACGACACGTACATATACGCCAGCGTGTCGCCGTTGGTGCCCGGCGTCGGCTCCAGATACACCTTGGCGTCGTTGGAACTCGTGCCACGCCAGATGACGTAGCGCGTGCCCACCGGACTGCCCGCGACCATCCCGTACTCGATGGCCTGCCACGTCTGCGGCGTCAGCGGCCCCCACACGGGAAGCCGCTCGGCCGCGTTCCAGAACGTGTTGACGATCTGCCAGTTGAAATCAGCCGGCAGCGCGTATTCCTGCTGCGACGCTACCGTGGTGATCGTGGCCGTGCGGTACAGCAACGGCCACGCCCGTTCGGCAAGGTCCACGCCTTCCTGATTGGCGAACGCCAGCAGTTGCAGCGTGGTCGTGTCCGTCGAGCCGATGACCGAGACGGGCTGCTGCACCCCGATGAGGTTGGCAGCCGCCTGGATCATCGTCAAAAGAGACATCAGGGAGCCGAGAACCAAGTGTTGGCGCCGGTCGAGAAGTACACGGCGCCCACGGTCGTCGCCAGCGAGTCAGACGCACCGCCGTCCACCGTGCCGGTCGAGTACGGGTAGACCGTCAGGGTCTGCGCGCCGCTGTTGCGGACCACGCACATGTCGCCACTGTCCGGGTTCGCCGGCAGGATCACGCCGGTAGAGGTCGCCGTGGTGGCGATGTTGTTGAACGACGCCGTGAGCTGGAGGGCGTCCGCCTGCGACGAGCCGGCAGCAGTCAGGCCGGTGGAAGCCTCGCCCGCAACCTGCTTGGCGGTGCCGGCCGGAAGGCCAGCCGCCATCATCTTCCTGATGCTGGACATGATGTGTTCTCCCGCGGCCGTCAGAGGGCCGGCTGTTCGGGGTTCTTCCGGGGACGGCCCGGCCCACGGCGGGGCGCTTCGCCCGTCACCGAATCCTCGTCATCCGACGCTTCCGCGGCAGGCGCCGCCTTCGCCGAAAGCTGGTCCTGAAGCTGCCTGATCTGCTCGAAGGCCATGTTGAGCAGCTTCGTGCTCTCGTCTTTGTCGGCCTTCAGGCGCTCGGCTTCGTCGCGCGTGCGGCGCTGATCCACGAACTGCTGCGCCATGCGCTTCAGGTGCGGGCCGCCCATGATGCCGCCGACGAAGTTCTCCGACACCCCGGCCATCTGCTCGACCGTGAAGATGTTGGACGCCTTCAGGATGCGGACCTGATCCGCACTTAGCAGGTTCCAGTTCTCCAGCGGCGTGCCATACTCGCCGCCGGTCTGGTTCTTCCACGCATGGTAGTAGACCGCGTATTCCTGCCGATGACGGTCGGTCACGATCTGCACCGGCACGTTGCCGGCGTCACCGGCACAGCGGAACCGAACCATCTCCCGCGGGAACCGGCTGACCACGGCGCCGTTCTGCTTGACTTCCACCTCCTGAATGAAGAACTCGGGAATGACCGAGTTCGGAGGGGCCGCCTCGCCGTAGTTCTCGCCGCGCCAATACTGGCCGTTCGGAGGAAGGCTCATGTCGTCTCCTTGGAAGGCGCCCCGTACTTGAGGCGGTTGAGGCTTTCGCACATCCACGGGATCAGGCCATCGCCAACCACGTCGATGCGGCAATCGTTGAGTGCGCGCGTGTACAGGGCATCGAAGTCCTGCGCCTGCGCCGCCAAAGCGGGGCTGGTCCGGAACATCCGGCCGTTGTACTCGACCTCGATTTCATCACCGGCGCAGGGCATGAAGCTTTCGACCTGCCGCCGGCCATCGTCAAAGGACGAATCCAGCCCGTAGGCGACGAACCGCCGGAACCCGCTGAACTGCCCCACGGAGAACCACCGGATGGCAGCCGTGCCGCCGCCGGGGATCATGTAGCTGACCGGGACCGCCCGGTTGTGCTTCGACACAAGGTCAGCGATGTCAATGCCGCCCAGCGTCTCGGTAGGCACCCGCGCGTGCCACAGCACGACGTTGTGCCCGGCCAGCCGGTCGAACGTGCTCGGGTGGCATTGCGAGGCGACGAGGTAGTTGATGCCCTGCTGCGGCGCGAACACGGCCGCCAGTTCCGGCGTCGAGTCCAGAAACAGGCACGCATCCGGCTTGATGCCGCGGCGGAGAAGCCAGTCGTGCGCGCCATTGACGCACACCAGCACATCGCCGGGCCGCTTCTCGATGGTGTAGCGTTCCACGCTCGGCGACGTGGCGACGATGACCAGTCGGCCGGCATGCAGCTCGGATGGCCCGAGTTCCGTAAGCCGACGCGCCAGCGCCGACATGATGTTGGCGACCAGCGGTTCGGGATCGTCCCAGCACCGCGTCGTGACCGTGAGCGGAACCAGAGGGGCGGGTTGCCCCGCCCCTCCGATAGCCGGCATCATCAGGCCGCGAGACCCGTCGCCAGTCGGCTGACCGGGTTGGACGCGATGATCTCCGCGTTGGTCGCGGCAGTCACCGCAGCCACCGCCACGACGCCGTTGATGAGCACGCCCGCCGACGCATCGTCCAGCACGCCGGCCGAAGCCGTCGTGTAGAGCATGGTGTCGGCAGCGCACGACGCCGACAGACGGCACTGGATGTTGCTGCCCTTCAGGGCGACCCAGCCAAGGTCGTTGTCGGCGAACGCCACCTGCGCGAAGCCGATGAAGTCGCCAGCACTGCCGGACGCCTCCGTCGCCAGCGTGGTGGTGATCGGCACCGCCTGAAAGTCTTCGTTGATGAGCACGCAATCGTACTGCGTGATGGCGGCGCCAGCCTGGACGTACATCCAGCAAGTGCCGTCGGTGCCGTAGTCGAGGGTGCCGAGAGGGAACAGCGCGTTCACCCCGTCGGTCGAAGTGCCGGCGGTCGTCTCCGTCAGGTTGACGCCAATCCGGCCGCTCTGCGAGTAGGCCATTTCATACCTCCGAAACGACGAGGGGCGCCCGAAGGCGCCCCTGCGTCACTAGTGTTGATGCATCAGCGTCAGGCGACGATGACGCCCTGGAGCTTGCGCGCCGAGACGGTCATGTTGCCGGCCCACGCGATCAGCCGGACGCGAGCGTCCTGGTTGGTCGCGTAGCGGTCGGGGTTCAGCGGGACCATGTTGCGGTCGCGGTGCGGACGCCAGTGCAGGTACCGGGTGTTCAGGAAGTACATGTGCGCCGACGGCGCAGCGCCGTCGAGGCCGCCATCGAACAGGACGTCCGCGCCCATGAAGTCGAGGCCACGGAAGCCCGCCGACGCCGACCGGCTGTTCGCCTCCGTCAGGCGCTGGATGGCCTGAAGCGACTCCCAGTAGTAGCGGAAGTAAAAGTTGTCCGCCACGATCAGGTCCGGACGGTCGCTGTTCCGCGAGCAGTCCAGAAACAGCGTGTTCATCGCCGTCTGGATGGTCGCGGGACCAGCCGCCACGCCGTTGGCGGAGAAGTCGTACACCTGGTTCTGCCACCAAGTGTAGGTGCTGGAGTCGATGCCGCCAACGGTGCCGGTGCCGGCGTCCGCGACCAGCGACTGGAGGCCGTTGATCTGCTTGCCGCCCGACGCCGTGCCGTTGGAGTAGATGTCCGTCGACAGGTTGTTCATGAACTCGGACTCGGCGGCGTCGATGCGGGCCGCCATCAGGCGGATGACCGCTTCAGGGCCGGAGTTCCGCAGTTCGTCGAGGCCCGACATGGTGACGGCCACGGCCGCCTGCTTCCAGTCGAACTCCGCAGCCGTCAGCATCTGCTGCTGCGAGATGTCGAGGGTGTCGTAGCCCGAGTAGCGGGTGTAGTTGCCCGGACCCTGGTACTTGATTTCCTCGACGATCTTGTAGCCACCCGGCACCGGCTCGGCATTGCCGCGACGGTTCAGGTAGTTCAGGAGCGCGACGTTGTTGGTGATGTTGTCCGCGAGCTTCTTCCGACGGTTGTAGAGGGTCGTCGTGAAGATATCGTCGAACGTCGAGTTCGGCGACGCCATGTCTCAGTTCCTTCTAGACTTGCCAGCCGCGCGCACGCGCTACAGCGAGCGCCGTGTCGAGGGCCGTGGCGGTGGGGATCTCCGGTTGCATGCTGACGCCGGCACCTTCGCCGACGACGGAAGAACCGGCACGTCTGGCCTTCTCCGACCGCTCCCTTGCGTCCTGCTCCGCCCTCCGCCTGTCCGCAGCCTGCTGCGCGGACTGGAGCTTGGCCCAGGTCTCGGGATTGGCCCGAACGGCCCGTTCATAGGCATCCTCAAGCGTGAGAAACTGGCCGCGCTGCTGCGCCGCCGTCATCATCACGCCCATGTCGTACCTGACCTCGTTGAAGTACGGCCGAAGCGGCTTGCCCGCTTCGTTAGCCGCCGATGCGAACTCCGCAATGGCGCCGTCAACCTGCGCCTGCTCGGCCTGCTCCGCCTGCTGCTGCCAGCCTCTGAAGCCGCCGCTGAGGCGCTGGATGGCTTCGTCACGGCGCTGAATCTCCGCCATCAGGCGCTGCTCGACCGCGCGAACCGCCGGGTCGACGTATTCCTCTTCGGCCGCGGCCTGCGGCTCGGGACCGGCCAGTTGCCGCAGGTCGACGCCCTTGGTCGCCGCCATGTGCCGTAGGAAGCCGGCCGGGTCGCGCGCCAGCCACTGGCCCGCATGGTGCAGCGACGCGACGTACTGCGCCTCCGTCATGCCATTCGTGCGGATCGCGTCGCGAACCGGCGCCAGAAGCTGGTCAATCGGCTCGTAGGTCTGGCGCCAGCGCGAAGCCTCGCCGTTCAGCCGTTCGCGCTCTTCCGACACCCGCCTGTGAAAGCCGATGAACGTCTCGCGACCTTCCTTCGGCAACTTGCGGAACGCTTCCTGCTCGGCCGCCGTCCACTCGTTCGGCGGCTCGATCTCATCGCCGGCGTCGTCCGTCGCGGCGCCGTCGTCCGCGTCCTGCGGCTTCGCCGCTCCCGTCGTCTCGCTTTCCTGAGAAACGAGCGCGGCATCGTCAGCGTCGTCGTCCGCATCGGCCGGGCGAACTCCATTCAGGAAATCCTCGGCGTTCAGAGCCTTGGCCGCGTCCTGGATGTCCGCCTCGATGTCCGTTACCGGCATGAACCCTCCTGAATCAAAAAGGCGCCCGAAGGCGCCTCAATCCGCATCCGATGAAGGCGACGATCAGCCGCCCATCACCTTCCTGTAGGCCATCGCCACGTCCGCCGCCGACGACGGCAACCGTCCCGGCTCGCGTCGCGTGATGGCGTTGAACTCGTTGCCGACCTCGATCAGCCCGTGACGCCGGTTCTCCGCGCGGAAGGCCGACTTGCTGTCGTAGAACTTCCCCGTCCTCGGATGGCGCACCGCATCCATGCTGTCGCCGATGACGTGGAAGCTAGCCCGCCCATCCGACAGCGGCGCGGCCTCCGACTTCGGCACCAACTGGCCGTCGCGCATCACATACGTCGTTCTCATCAAACCGCCCCGTCCTGACGCTGCGGAAGCGACTTCAAGGCGGTCCCGAAAGCGTCGATCATGGAATCCGCCTGTCGCTGCGCGCGGTCGGCAGCGTCCTCGCGGATGCCCTGCGCGAACTTTTCCGTGTCGAGCGCGAAACGCCGCTCCTGCAACGCCTGCCGCGCCGCCATGTCCTGAATCTGGGCCGCCAACTGGTTCTGCTGGATTGCCAGCGCCTGCATGCCGCGCGCCGTCTCGCTTTCCTGCCGTCCCTGATCCCGGCTCAGACGTGCCTTTGTGGTCGCCTGCTGCGTCATCAGACGAGCCGCGTCCATTTCCTTCTGGTGCTCGAACCGCTGCTGGTCCAACTGGATCTTCGCGACCTTCGCCGGGTCCACCGCGTTCTCCTGAGCTGGTGGCTGGTTCATCGCCTGCTGGACCAACTGGTTCAGCGCCTGCTCGAATGCCGCCTCCACCGGGCGACCCTTGCGGAACGACCGCACGCCCATCATCAGCAACTCGCGAAACAGCGGCGCACCAGTCGGCATCGACTGGATCGCCGCGTACATCTTCTCCATGAACGGCGTCACGGCTTGCAGGAACGCCACCGTCTCCTGCTGTTCCTGCTGGCGATCCGGCAGCACCGTCGAGTCCGTTTCCACGTCGATGCGGAACGCGCGAAGTTTCTGGTTCCGCAGCAGGTCCACCGCCGCCTGAAACCGCGGCATCGCCTCCGGATCGGTTGCGTTGCCCGGCATCTCGGCATAGCCGGAAATCTCCGCCAGCGTCTCCGGCGAGAACTGCTCGGCCATGACCTCGGCCTTCAGCCGCAACACGTCCCGCGCGAACCGCTCCACGTTGGCCTTGCGCTCGCTCAACCGAAGCGACGCGAACTGCGCCTTCATCTGCTGCGCGCCCAACGTCTCCGAAGCCTTCGACGCACCCCGGATCACATCCGAGATGCCCGTCACCTCGTACAAATCGCGCTTGATGACCTCCCGCATCTCGGTCAGAACCTGAATCGTCTGAACGACCGTATCCAGCGGGAAGAAACTGAACGCGCCCCGTGCGCCGCCCTTTTCAGCAAACATCGCCCAGTTGTCTACCGGGATCATGGTGTTCTCGTAGCCACCATTGAAGATGTTCTGCATGTTGCTGTTCTGCGTGGCGAGCTCGCCATCGTAGAAGCCTATGACGCGAACAGCCTGCAACAGCACATAGATGCGCGCGGTTAACTCATCGAGTTCGTCGGCCTGCGCCTGATACTCGACAAACTCCGGAACCGGAACCAGCGTGTCCGTGGTCGTGGTGTCGTACAGCGGCTTCGGACACGGAAAGAACGCCTCCAGCCCGAGCGGGTCGCTCTTGCTGTCAAGAAGCCGCCCCTTCAGGCCCGGACTCAGCCAGTAAACCTTGCGGCTCTCCTTGTCCCACACCTCGTAGACGACACCGCGCTGGAAAACCTCATTGCGCTCTTCCTCGCGACGTTGGTCGGTTTCCTCGAACTCCTTGGGCTTCCACGTCAGGCTGACCTTCTCGCCGATCTCGCCGAACCGCTCGACAAGCTGCGCGCGGGTCATCATCTCCCGCTTCCAGACCGCCCGGACCTTCTCCCACGTCGGCGCGATGGTATGACCGAAGTCGCCCCAGTTGACATAATCGCACCGGGCTTCCTCGTAGAGCACCGGCCGGAACGGCTCGCCAAGCACATACGGCGCACCCGTCATCGGGTCGATCTTGACCGCCCCCGGCTTGACCGGCGCCCCCTCCGCCGACAGCAGCGTGCCGTCAGGCATCAACTCGACCGGAACGCGGGTCTCCTGCTCCGGGCCGAACGTCGGCACGTAGCGAACCCACGCCTGTCCACGCGCCGCCAGCAGGTAGTCATCACGCACGTTCTTCATCACGCCGTCGAAGTCGTACTGCTCGACGCCGTAGGACAACGCGCGCTCAAGGATCATCGAGGCCGTGCGGCCTACCGGATCTTCGTCACCGTACCGGCGCGATACCTCCGGCTTCGGCGTGCGGCTGTACAGGGCCGGCTGCAACGTGCGGATGTTCGACCAGAGGATGTTGAGGCGGCGTTCCTGCGTGCCCCTGAAAGCCAGATCTACCTGACTGTCGTCGCCCGCATACTGCTCGGCGCGGAACCGCTCGATGATCTTGGGAACGCGCGTCTTCCACCTGGCGAACACCTTGTCGTAGGCGTCAATCTCGCGCATCCATCGGACGTAAACGCCCTCTTCGCCCGTGCCGAGATCGGAAGCCTCGGTGACGGCGCCGCCGTCCTCGACCACGGTCAGGGCGCGGCCTCAAGCGCCGTCAGACGCGCATCGAAGCCGCGCGCCAGAAACAACAGCAGTTCGTCGGTGCGGAAGCTGTACAGGTTTCCAGCCTCTTGGGCGGGGATGCTGCCGTCAGCCTCGGTCGCGGCCCACTCGTCGTAGCAGATGAAGCCGTAGGCGAACGGGTCGAGGTCGTGCGCCTCCATGATTTCGATGGCCCGCTGGACCGTCAAGCCGACGTGATGCCGGGCCGCATCGCCCTTCACGGCAAGGGCGTCGAGGAACCGGAACGTGCCGATCTCGGCCGCCAGCGCCTTCGCAGCCGCGATTTCTTTTGGGTCGAACGGCGCGACAGCCGTCTTGACCCGTGCATCCGACGTATTGATGGTGCCGGTCGCAGCGTAGACGGTGCCCCACTTCGACGCTGCGTCGCCAAGGTTTTGCGTGCCGTCTGCC